ATTATATTCAAAATTAATAAAAAAAATGGATAAAAATCGGATTCATGACATTATTAAGGAAGCAGTTGAAATAGAAATAGAATTTATTTGTGAAGCATTGCCGTGTAGATTAATTGGGATGAATAGTATATTGATGACGCAATATATAAAATTTGTTGCCGATCGTTTATCTGTTCAATTGGGATACAAAAAGATTTATAATGTGATAAATCCCTTTGATTTTATGGAGATGATTAGTCTTGATTCAAAAACAAATTTTTTCGAGAGAAAATCGGACGCTTATGCTCTTGCCGATAAAACACAAAGTAATGAGGATTTCGCATTTACAGATGATTTTTAATAATTAAAAAATTGAAATGTTATAAGATATTATAAGACATTATAAGATATTATAAGATAAAATATTATAACTAAAATATGCCAAAAGTTGAAATAGATTATACACAAACAACTATTTACAAGATATGTTGTAAAGATACTTTAATAACTGATATATATGTTGGTCACACTACTAATTTTACAAAAAGAAAAAATCAACATAAAACTTCTTGTTCTAATGAAAATGATAAAAAATACAAACAATATGTCTATGAATTTATTCGTCAAAACGGAGGATGGGAAAACTGGACAATGTTACAAATTGAAAATATTAAATGTAAAGATAAACGCGAAGCTGAAGCAAAAGAACATTATTGGATAGAATATTTGAATTCTAGATTAAATTCTAATAAACCTTATGCAAAATGTAAAGAAGAACCAAAATTATATAAACACGATTGGTATGAAGATAATAAAGATTATATTCTAGAAAAAGCAAAAAATAATTACGAAGAGAATAAAGAACAAAAAATAAAATACCAAACACAATACGCCCAAGAAAATAAAGAAAAAATATCAGAGTATCATAAAGAGTACCGAAAATTAAATAAGGAAACACTTGCTGAAAAAACAAAAATATACAGAGAAGAACATAAGGAAGAAGCGCGTATTTCACAAAAAGAGTGGAGAGAAAAAAATAAAGAAATATTAAAGGCTAAACAAGGTGAAATAGTGAATTGTGAGTGTGGTCACCAATACACATTTGGAAATAGATCTAGACATTTCCAATCAAAAGTTCATTTACAATTTACAGAAAACATATCAGACTACCAAAAAGAATTAATGGAACAACAAAAAAAAGAACAAAAAGAAAAAAATAAAGAAGCAGAAAGGGTTAAACAAGGTGAAATAGTGAATTGTGAGTGTGGTCGCCAATACACATTTGGAAATAGATCTAGACATTTTCAAACAAAAGTTCATTTACAATATAAAGAACAGAGTCTAGAAAGCATTTAAATAATAATATATCTGAACAAAATATAAGTTATTACATCTTCGAATATGAAAAACTTATTTTTTTTAAATAAAATTGAAATGTTATAAGATATTATGAGATAAAATATTATAACTAAAACATGATGAACTTTTATAAAAGAGACACGTTAAATGATAAATTCGAAGAGTTTGAAAATAGGTTTCAACTAAAATTGGATGAACAAAATATCGCACATAAAACACAAATTCAAAAACTTGATGATAAAATTGCAAGATTAGAAACAGAAAATTCAAGAACTTATGAATTAATAGATAAATTATACGAATACAGATTCAACGAAATAAGTTGTCAAATAAACCATCAGGTGAGTGAGTGTAATAATAAAATAGACAATATATTTAAAACTTTACATGAAGGGTTACAAAAGGTTATGCTACTAACTAAAGAAAAAATAACCATAATTACGGATAAGGTTGAAATATGTATGAACGAGATTAAACAAATAAATATTTTAAATAATAATCAAAAAGAAATGTCTATTGAAATAAAAAATATTAATAATAAATTTGACAAAGATATACATAAACTAACAACACAACAACAAGTTACAACTGAAAACATAGTTGAGTTAAATCATGAGGTATCAGAAATAAATCGTGAGGTAACGTCTATATATGAAATTAGCATATCTGATATAAAAAATAAAATATCCTTATTGGAAGATAAACTGGAAGATAAACAATGGTCAAATTGTTATGACCTTAAAATAATAACTGAAGATATAGTCAAATTAAAAGAAAAGCAATCATTAACTGATGATGTATTATTAAATATACAAAATGAGATAATACTGATAAACACAGATAGCCGTATAGGCAATAAAAGTCAGCACAATGTTATTAACGAACTTTCGGAAAAAATAAAAATACTGAAAGATAATGTATCCAATATACAAAATATAAATAATAAATTTGAAAAAGAAATATTTTCACTATCGGCGAAAGAAACACATCAAACTGATAGGATTACATGGTTTATACACGACGCAAAAATTAAAGTTGTTGATAACAAACATTATGGTGTTAGTAAAAAATCATTAAATAATATCTTCAAAAATTGGTGGCGCATATATTGCAGTGATAAAAAAACACCCCAATTATTTGAATTATTAGATGTAATAGCAGAAGAGGACGATATTAAAATTGTCAAAACAAATAAATGGTATAATATTCAAATAAGCAAAGATATTGAAAACGAAACTCAACCAACAAACCTTAAAGTTGTTCAATTAATATTTGAAGATGATAATGAATATGTTAAAGTAACAACCGCAACTGAATATTATAAAATAGGAACTATTTTTGATAAATTTACAAAAGAAGTAGTTGGAAAATGGGACGACAACAAAAACACAATAATATTTGAGATTGAAAAATGTATGTCAGATATTCCAAAAAACAAACGATTTGTTTTCTTTGAATATGAAAGATACAAAATTGTATGTGAAACGCCAAAACTTAAAGTAGTTAATGTAAGATTTGAAGGTAAAACATATCTTAAAGCAACAACAGCAACCAAAGATTATAAAATAGGAACTATTTTTGATAGAATTACAAAAGAAGCAGTTGGAAAATGGGACGACAACAAAAACACAATAATATTTGAGGTTGAAGAAAGTATGTCAGACATTGAATTTGCAGAATATCTTGAAAATATAAATAAAAATTTGTAATAATCATTTAAAATAATAATAAGTATAATATATTAAATAAGTTTGAATATATTATATAAAATGATATCGTGTAAATTATGCGGAGGATTAGGTAATCAATTATTTCAAATATTTACAACCATATCGTATGCGATAAGGTGTGAAAAATCTTTTTTCTTTTTAAACAATGCACAATTGGGTACTGGTTCGAATGGTGTAACAATAAGATACACATATTGGGAAACTTTTTTATCAAGTCTTAGTCCATTTTTAAAAAATATGAATGAAATTCCACAATTGATATTTATAAAAGAAAAAGGGTTTACATATAATGAATTACCTGAGAATTTTGAAAAGAGTTGCGGAACTTTGTTAGTTGGTTATTTTCAAAGTCCAAAATATTTTGATAGATATAAGGAATCAATTTGTAAAATGATTAATTTAGATTTTAAAAAAAAAATTGTAAAAGAAATTTCAAATATTAATTTTACAAACAATCAATTCATTTCTATGCATTTTAGATTTGGAGATTACAAAAAATATCCGCATATTTATCAAATTTTAAGTGAAACGTATTATAGTAATTCAATAACTTATATTTTATCTGAAATAAAAAACAAGAGCAAATTATCAATTTTGTATTTTTGTGAAAATGAAGATATAGAAGATGTAGAAGATATTATAAAAATTTTACAATTAGAATTTCCATTAATAAAATTTGAAAGAGCAAATCCATTGTTAAAAGATTGGGAACAAATGTTATTGATGAGTTTATGTAATCACAATATAATAGCAAATAGTACATTTAGTTGGTGGGGCGCATATTTAAATTCAAATGTAGATAAGATTGTGTGTTATCCCGAAAAATGGTTTATGCCGAATACTCATAATATAAAAGATTTATTTTTAGAGGAGTGGGCGCCAATAGAAAGTATATATAAAAGTAACTTAAAGAAACTTAAAATTAATTAAAAAAATAACTTAAAGAACCAAAATATATAAAAAGGCAACTTAAAGAATCAAAGGTTGTCAATAATAGCATTTCTATTTGTGTCCAATGCTATATCACTTTTTTCTTCTCCTCTAACATCTCTTTCAACATCAACTAATCCATAACAAAGAGTAACTCGTTGACATTTGGATTTATACAAATACAAACAAGTACTAGCAATAACAGGAACAATAATAATACTTAAAAATGTGAATAATTCATTCATATAATATAAATAATATTATATTTAAATTATAATGATATATTTAAATAAAGTTTTATAAAAAAGTATAAAATTATAAAGTGTAACTAATGGTGAAGAGACATAATCCAACAACCGGCTAACGAAGATACTAAATCGGGAAATAATACCAATGTTTTTTTACGGTTAATAATATGTGTTTGGTAAATATCTGGAAATATGTTGTCATTTTTAATTAAATATTTGGTAACAATAGAATTGGGTAAAACATGTTTTCTTAAAAAGTTTTCTAGTGGTTCAAAAGATAATTCTTGACTTTCAGTTGAATTTAAAATTATATTTAATTCTCTACATATAAGTTGAGGTTCAATATAATCTATATATATTTTGTTAACTAGGTCTGAAGGAAGCTTACCAATGATATAATTTATTTTTTGTTCGTTTTCATAGTTTATGATTTGTGACATTATTAATTTATTTATGATAATATGTTGTTATAATTAATAATGTCTGTTTAATAATGTTTTTAATTTCAATTTTTTTTAAATTGAAAAATTACTTATACTTAGATAATGATAATGCTCTAATTCTCTCTTTTTCTCTTATTGCCTTAAATACCGCAACTTTATCTAAATCGAGCATCATATCTTTATAATTTGTTAGTTTTTTTTCTATATCACTATAATCTTCTCGTTGAACTACAGTTAAAGGAGTAATTAAATACCATTTACTTGAACTTTGTAAAACAAACCAAAATTTATCTATTGCGAATTTATTTTTTTCATTTGGTTTATTTAATAAATGTGTTAATCCCATTTTAACATTTTGAAGTAATACTTTAATATAATGTTTGTTAACTAAATAACCGGTGGTAGTTTGACATCGTGATACTTTTATACAAGTATCGTCAATATTTTCATATGGAGGCATATTATTTCCAGCAAGTAATATAACATCCCAATTATTATTGTGTATTTTAAAGAATTGGTTTATTTGAGATTTAAATAATTCTGGATTTAAAAATGTAATATCATCTTCTACAATTAAAACGTGGTCTAAATTATTTTGTTGAGCATTTTGTAAAATTTTAAGATGACTCATACTACAACCTATCGCGCCATTTTCCATTTTTATAGCATTAAATCTATTGGCAGTTATTCCAATTTTTTTTAATTCTTCTTCCACATATTCTTTACGATCAGTTCTATGTTCTAAATTAATATAAAAAGCGTGTGTAATATCATCTAAACAATTAATTGGCATTATAAAAATAATGTATAAATTATTGTCATAATGGTTACGCAAATATTTAACGATATACTCCTCCTAATCTAATATTAGCAGATGGGGTTGCTTTTGGTTTAACTCCCATAATTCTAGCGTACTCAGGAGAAAATTTATTAATATTTAAACGGTATTTTTGTAGTTGAGGATTTACTTGTGGGTGTGAATGTGGTCTTAGACTTGGTCTTGGAGGAGGAATTATTTCTTTGGTAGGATCAATAGAATTTTCATAACTATATTTAATTATTTCTTCAGCAGCATTTTTTCCATATTGTTTAATCATTTCATTTTTCTTTTCTGCGGTCGGATAAAAGGGAATATTTGACCAATCATTTCCAACTACATCTATAGAAGTAGTTGTCTTATCTGGATTCATAATTTTATGAGGCGGTTCTCTTAAATCATAATTATGATAATGTTCATTTTCAAATTTAATTTTAGTCATAAAATCAGTAATATTGATAATAAACATATTATTTGTATTTATTATGTGTACATTATCTAACAAATTACTAGATTCAAAATCAATGGTATATTTTAATTTGTGAATAGTTCTTAATCCGTCAAGTCCATCATCATGATTTCTTTTCCAAGGATCTTTACGATTAATTATTCTTTGAACTCCGTCAAATAAATGTAAAATATTGGGATGTCCAATTTTGTAAAATTGACTTCTGTCAATTTTAAGTCCAATTTTTTCACATCTATTTTGTAATATATTATCCTCCATTCCCCATCCCCAAAAATTAGGAAATCCATTAATTGCTTCAAAATCGGAACCATTTAATGATACAATTCCTCCTAAAGCATAATCAAATCCATAAAAATGTTTAACAATGCCTGGAACTGTTTCATAGTCAAAAATTGCCGAAAAAGGAATTGTATCAATATCATTAAAAACAAATGTGATATTTTTGTAATCATTAGGATATTTGATCTTCATAGTTAAAAATCCAATATTCTTAGTTGCTCCTCTATTAAATGGTCGAGTATCATATTGATGTGAAAAATATACTTCATAATCGTCTTTTAAATAACTGTGTTGCATAATAGTGTTTAAATAATTTGAAAAAAAGAACTTGTGTTGAGGGCGATTTCTATAAGGAATAATAAAAATAAGTTTTGGTATCTTTGACATAATAAATCTGAAGTGTTTTATATTATTTATAATACGAATTTGGCTAAATAAGCATTTTACTTTTATATAAAAAATAAATGTATAAAAATAAATGTATAAAATTTAGTTAAGAATATTTATTTAAAATAACAGAAGGAACTAATTCTTCTGTCATTTTCTCAAGTTTTTTATAACACTTATTAATTGTTACTTCGGATATTTCACTAATAGTTTTAACTTCTTTTTTAGAAACATTTAACTTACATAATTGTGCTATAAAATAAACAATTCCAGCAGCAATAGAATGAGGCGTATTTTCAGGCATTAAATTTTTGTTTTCAATTTTAATAGCAATAAATTTACATAATCTGGTAAGTTCTGAATTAATATTTAGTTTGCTACAATATCTTTCAATAAAATCTTCTGGTTTAGTTTTACAAAAAGCAGTTTTATCTTTATTATCCATATCTTTTTCCAAAATGCTTAAAATTGTTTGGGCGTTTTTACAACCTTGAGTAGCGCTAGTAACATCTAAATGAAAGATTGTGGCCAATTCTTTGGCTGTTCTAGGATAATTATTAATTCTACAAGATATGTAAATAGAAGCAGCAATTAATCCATCTTTATTATCACCTCTAAATGTTTGTTCATATTCGCATATTTTTTTATGATATCGAATTGCGTCATCTATAATTTTTTTAGAAATGCCAGCGTTATTAGCGTAAATAGTAATACGTTGAAATTCGTCATATTGTGATTTTTCTTTATATGGCATAGATTGCCATTCTGTATATCGTTTAACTTTTCTCATTTCATATGATGTTTTACCAATACATAAAACTTTACATCCAAAGGATGATTCTTCTAAAAATGGGTTAATTGGCATTCCACATCTAGTAGGATCAGAACTTTGATTATCATCTGCTCCATAATATCTCCATTCAGGAGAATGATCTAACATGTCCTTATAAATAATGCCACATTTATTATTTGTACAAGTTAGAAATCCTTCATCAGAATAGGCTAAAGCAAATTGACATCTTTCACAATTTTCTCTGTCTCCGGCAGTTCTATATAAACATTCTAATGGTTCTTTTGGTGGTTTATCAGGATTTATGACCTCTGATTCAAAAACATTCCAAAGTTTTGCTTTTTCTAAACAATTATTGTCTTTATTTTTTTTGCTTCTTTCGTTATTCATTATCATTATTGTTTAATTAAATTAGAAAATAAATATTTAAATCAATTTTATTTATTGTATCATAAATAATATATTATATGATAATTTTAAATATTATTTATTATTTATTATTTATGATATAATAAATAATATTAAATATATATTATATGGGAAATCAAACATCTACAGCATCTACAACATCTAATAAAGTCCAAAATGATAAGTTATCTCCAAAATCAATATCTCAAATATTAGATTATATAGCAACTTATTATATTCTTACAATGGATTTTAAAAGTTTAAGAAAATTATACGATAAAGAATATTGTGACAAGTTAGTTATACTAACATCTGATATAATTAATATATATTTTACCGACTTAGAAATTACATATCTTGCTCAAAGAATAAAAAATGGTGTTGAAATTAATGAACTAGAAAAAGATAAAGTTATATTTATTAATAAAGATGACTTTGATAAACTTAATGTTCAAAATTCTATAAAAAAAAAGCGTATGTGTATGTCTATTTCTAAATTTTATATTAAAATTGCCCATATTTTTGCAGCAATTGTGACAACAATAAATCCAATTTATGTCTATAAAGATACAGAAGGTAAAAATGTTCGAGTATCATTATTTGAAAAAGGTCAAATTCCTAAAAACACTCCAAGAGAAATTTACAAATTAAATATTTGTGATAATCGTATTAATGCTTTAAAAAATAAAAATTCATTAGAAGTTGATATAAATGACAATTTTACAGTTAGTCCAAAGGTTTGTAATGTAAATATTGGCGAATATGGTAACTCTAAAACACTAGCAGATGAACCTGGAATTCCTGAATTAGAAGAGTTATATTATGATGATAATTATGATTTTAAAACCGGAAAATTTATAGGCATGTCAGAAAAAACAAAACAAATATTTGAAAGTGATTTACAAATATTTTATAATATATTTACCGGAAAATCAAGTATGCCGCCAGAAATAAAAAGATTTAGTGATATAAAATTAAGAGAATATCATAAAATGGGTGAATGTACAGGTTCTGATCCATTATTTGAACGTAAATATAAAGGACCTTTAACTAATAAATTATTTAGTGATTACGCTAAAAATTTAAAAAATATGATTCAAAATGCTAATAAAAATCAACAGGCGTTATTACAAATTATTAATAAAATTTTTGTTT